ATATTCACGTATCTCATGTTGCTTATCTGTTAACATGCCAAACAAAATAGCTGCTCGAATGACTGTATCTTCATCCACCATTTCTAACTGCAACTTTTGTGTTCGAGTATAAAAGCCAAAATATCCCTCTCCTTCAAGAAGGCCTGCTAGCCACCAAAGTTCGCGTTCGGTAATCATCCAATCATCTCCAACTCTTTATGCATCAAATCATAAGGATTGTATTCACTAACATGGATTGGTTCCCTTGGTCCTTCCCCTCCTGCATTTGCATGTGCAGCTAAAGGACCGCCAAATGTTAAAACAAGAGCATCAAGATCATCAAGGATTAAGCCGGGATTGTCTGAGAGCAAATCTTCTTTTGAAACAAGCTGAATCTCATCATTACGATTGAAGGTATATCTAATAGCTAACATAGCATTGCGGAGGTCTGGATCATTGGGCAGAAGACCAGTCTTGATCCAGCTACGCGCAGCGCCGTACATAGCGGCTCGTTTGTTAGCGTAGCGCTCGCCGGAGTTGTCGAACACGATTCCAGTGATATCATCTTTGCCTCCGAACTGGACCTCGGTGACGTAGAGGTGCTTGGCGCGACAGTTGTCTACGACGCCACCTCCGACGCCACCACCGTCGATGAAGATGCCATCAGGTCGAAGACGTTGCCAATAATCAAATACGTGATTGGAGAGTTCAACAGTCGATATTCCATTGTACACTTGCCGAGGGGTCGAACGACCGTCTCTGCCTTTCCGAAAATAGAGCACTGAGTTGTTTGCTCCATAGCGAGCAACGTCAACGCCAAGGGCCAGTGGGGTGCTTGCATCGACGAATACCTCTCGGTCGGGGGACATGGCTGCTTCGATATCGGCCGCGGAGAAGAACTCCATTAGGCCCATGCGTGGGAACTTGCCAAGGACACGAATGCGGACGTAGTCGGAATCGTCGCCGTAAATGGCGATCAATTGAGCGATACGTTTCTTATTGGTGATGGGAACTTCGCGGGAATCGATCTGGGTGCAGTGCCAAAGTTCATGATGGGCACCACCGTCGAAGCATTCGCGGAATCGGCCAGCGTTCTTGGTTGGGTTGCCATAGACGAGCCAGAGGAGTTGGGTCTCGGCGTCGGTGAATGCGCCTTCGGCTGTCTCCCAGATCACGTCCTCGATCTCTGATGCTTCGTCGAAGATCAGGAGAAGGCGCTTGCCTTTGTTATGGAGCCCCGCGAAGGCTTGGGGATTGGTCTTGGACCAAGGGATCATATCGATCCGCCAAGTGCGCTCGCGGGTTGGGTCTTTGGAAAGGAGGGAGGTGGCGTTGAGGGTAAAGAAGTCGCGGGCGGAATACTTGCCCATGAAGCAGCACAAGTTGAACCACTTACCGAGTTCTGCCCATGTCTTAGTCTTCAGCTGGGTCTCAGTGTTGGCGGTTATGACGCCGCGACAGTCGGGGAAGGTGGTGAAGGCCCAGAGGATGAGCATTGCGACGGTGGTCGATTTCGCTACGCCATGACCTGAGGCGGTAGCTTCGAGGATTGCATCTTCGACGGTGAGGAGCTTCAGCTTGATCCGACGCATCTGCTCAAGGGCCCAAGGCATAGGTCCGTCGTGGGCCTCCAACTGCCCCCCAGCCTGTCGCCAAGGAAACGCACCCATCATGAAGGCTTCCGGGTCATCCCGGACCTCAGCCAGCCATAGGGCGAGTTCTGGTTCCATGCATTAGCCAATCAACCAACGAGTCGCACCGAGGATGATGGCAGCAGCCACGTTGCTCCCAATGATCGTCCCGAGCGCAGGGCCCACACGTTCAAACACCTTCCCTGTATCCCACCCCATCAGGATAAAGAACGCGACGATCAATCCCCCACCCATAATCAGCCCAGCATCGAACACGCCGAAGTAGAAAACCATCGTCGGATACCAAGCCATGATTATGCCTCCTCTATGCAAGATGCGAGATTCAGGCCCGATCGGCTTCGCCGCACCGGCTCAGGAGGGAGAGCGTTCGACGATTGAAACGCCATGCCAGTATCCCAATCGGCCATCTCTCCCTCCCTTACAACCGCCGCCGCAAGCCGGTGACGGCGGTTTGTTCAACCTGCGGAGAAGTGTGGGGACGCTCCCCCGCAGGAGTCAATGCATGGGTGCGTTGGGAGTAATCGCCTGACCGTGCATCAATCACTGAGCCCATGCCTTTTGCGGCTTGAGCTTGTTCAATCATCTTGGCGAAGTCGACGATCTTGTTGGTCTGGGTCGCGTGCTTTCCGTAGCCAACACGATCGGCGGTGTCACGGGAGATCGCGAGAAGGCGAGAGATCGGGATTAGGTCGCCATCTTCCTCATCGACACGATCGAGATGTTCGCCGATCATGCGTTCGGCTTTGACCCCATTTTCGAATAGGAGTGTGTAGTACTCGTCGATCTTCTGCTGTTGGATTTCTTCCGCCCTCGGGCGAAACTCCGCCACTAGTTGCTTGAAGCTAGGGTCTCCCTTCAACTGAAAGATGCGGGTGGTGGAGTAGCCCGTGGCTTCGACGATCTGCATGTTGGTGAAGCCCGCAGCGACGAGCATTGCAAGGCGACGATGGGTCTCACGCAGCTGCTTCACCCGCGGTGCCCCCGCTCGCTTGTCCCGAAGCACACCAAGGTCCTCCCGCGTCAATGGCCTGACCGAGAGTATACGGGGCGCCTTTGCAAGACGACCCCGGTGTAAGGTCGGGGCGTTCATATCCTTCTCCTGATTCTTGGCTCTGGGGCAGCGGGCAGAGTCGGGATCAGATGCCCAATGAGAGCCGCGATTTCCGGTGGTGGCCCTCCGTTCCATATCTTATTCAGCTTCGGTCGATAGCGTTGGATCATGTCGTATTCGACTTCGTCCAATCTATCAACATGCACTGGCATGACCCAGATACTGTCAAAGACAATCCCTCGCGCCTTCCCAGTCAGCTTCCGTCTCCCCCACGCGGTACGATGATTGCAAACCCGCGCAAGCATTACCCTGCTCTGGCCCACATACACAACTTCCCCATGTCGCACAAGGGCATACACCCCACTCTGCAACATCGCCGAAACATCAACAAACCCTTCCAACTTCACGGTCCCATTACTCCTACCATACCCTCATTATGAGGCCTCCCTTCTAAAAAGTCAAGTCGTTGCAATCCTAAATATTTTTATGCATTAGGGGATTTTGATTTTCCACATTATTTGCGGGGAGGCATACTGGGCCCCGCGCGCAGACGAAAATTTGGCCCCCGGGGGCCTGACCCCGAGAGCCTGTGGTGGTATGCCAGATGCCAGTGGCAGGGAGGATTAGTCCTTGGTTGCCAATAGCTTAGCGTTGTCGGAGATGAACGCGGCGATCTGCTGCCGGCAGTTGAACAGCCGTTCCCATTGCGAGCGGTAGAGGGTCACGGGGAAACGGCCTAGGCCATAGACGGAGAGAGCGCCCTTCTCGCTGACTTTCAACGTGATGGCTTTCGGCTTGTTCGCCTCTTCGAGCTTGGCGAGCAGGGTCGGTATCATGGCGCGGAGTTCGTCGGGGGAGAGGTTGGCGAGATCGATCATGTGCATGGCCTTTCAGGCTGCGCCGCGTTGTTGCGACAGTTCCCAGTATGAGCCCCAATTGCGGCGGAAAGATGGCATTCCACATCACAAGAACGTGATCGGTGCGACATTTCGCCGCAAGGGCAGCGTCTGTTGCCCAATCGCAACAGGACAATGGCTCTGGCCCCGACAACTATCCCACACCTGCGCTTTTCCCATTCCCTTATCAGACCAGGATACCTCCCCGATCAGACCTCGATTGTCTCATTGGCACTCCCACCTCACCCGAGCCCCCAGTACCCTCTGTCCTGACCTTAAAGTCCATATATATATCGACTATTCAAGCAAGGTAGGGGCAGGGAGGGCGGGCGAGGGCGGTACACCCACGGTCGCGTGACGTGGGGACGCCAATCAGGTAATCGGGGTCTGATCGAGGTCTGATCGGGGATACATAAGGGAACTTGCGAGGGGAATTGCATGTTGCGATGCTTGACTTCGGCGCGGGA